GGTGCTGCTGCAACAGCATCAGGCGATGGCGCAGTTTCTTATGATAACACTACTGGTGTTTTTACTTATACTCCTGCTGTTTTTGCTGCTCCTACATCATTCACTGATATAACAACTTTTGCTACAACCACGGAAGTCACATCAGCGGCAGCGATTGCGGCACTACTAAATGCTTCGGTAGTTGAAGCAACATCAACTATACGGGGAAGTGATTACTCTCAAGGATACCTCGACGAGTTTGGCTGGTCAGTCAGTGTATCTAGTGATGGTAACACAGCGGCAGTAGGTGAACCGAAAAACGATAGTGCCGGTGCCGATCTTGGTGCTGTCTTTATCTTTGTAAAATCTGCTGGTGTTTGGACAGAAGAAGCCAAAATCACATCAACTACCAATGTCACAACCCCAAAATTTGGATACGCAGTTGATTTATCCAGTGATGGTAATACAGTAATTATAGGAGCATCAACTTCAGACACTGGTGCATCTAATGCTGGTGCTGCTCACATATTCACTCGATCTGGATCAACTTGGTCAGAAGAGGCTAAGATTCAAGCAAGTGATCTGGAAGCAGTTGACTTGTTTGGCATCAGTGTAGCTATATCAGATGATGGCAACACAGCAATTGTAGGTGCATATTATGAAGACACTGGCGCAACTGATGCTGGTGCTGCGTATATCTTTACTAGATCTGGCACAACATGGACTGAGCAACAAAAGATACAAGGAAGCGTTCAAGTTTCTTATGACCAGTTTGGCGTTGCAGTTGCTATATCTGGTGATGGTGAAACAGTAATTGTAGGCGCCAAACAGGCGAACAGTTTTATTGAAAGCAATACTAATATTGGCGCAGCTTTTGTCTTCACTCGATCTGGTACAACATGGACAGAAGAGGCGAAGTTCCAGGACGATACCGTAACCAGCAGCACGTTCGGTGTTTCAGTAAGTTTATCTTTGGATGGTAACACGGCACTTATAGGCGCCGATGGCTATAGTGCGGGTTCGAACCTGACCTATGGTGCTGCTTATGTCTTTACTAGATCTAGTACAATCTGGACTCAACAAGCCAAGATTTTAGCAAGTGATCCAGGTCATAATGACTTCTTTGGTAAGTCAGTTAGTTTAACAAGTGACGGTAACACAGCACTTGTAGGTGCATGGAGACAAAACACTGGACAGACTCTTGCCGGTGATGCTTACCTCTACTCTAGATCTGGCACAACATGGACTGAAGTAAACAAGATTCAAGCAAGTACTCCGATCGCGTCTGGCTACTTCGGATACTCAGTTAGTTTATCCGGTGATGGTAGGGACGCATTTGTAGGCGAATACGGAGCGAAGCAAGCTGCCTCTTTTTTACTAGCCGAACGACCTGGTACAACCCACGACGTATCTCAAAATTCAGTATTTTCGATCACTGGGCTAGCCGCAAATTTCGTTGCTAATTTCACTAATGTTCCAACTACTAATGATAGAACTACAGAACTAACACTGGTGATTGATCAAGGCGCGATTGGTGTGTTGCCAGCAGTTATTCAAATCGAAGGCTTAAATCAAACTGTATCATGGGGGGAGGGCGCAGAATCAGCACAACCTAGTAGCAATGCTTCGGATACTGTTAATGTTTCTTTAGTGCGAACTGGAGGAGCTTGGAAAGTTCTTGCTTCATTAGAAAGATTTTCACCTGCTATAAAAACTTTAGGCGCAACAACAGAAAAAACTGCAATAATCAGCGGCCCAAAGATGGATTGGACAGAGGACCAACTTGTAGAAGTAGCAACTGCCTTTGCATATTTTGGAGAGCAGTTATCCATATCTAGAGATGGCAACACAGCAATAATTAGCTCCATATCAGAGACTGTAGATTCGATTGCCGGCGGTGCTGCTCATATTTTCGTCAAATCTGAATTCGGCGTTTGGTTACATCAATCCCGGCTTGCACCAGCGGCTCTCTTAACAAGCGATCAGTTTGGTAATAATGTAGACATATCCAGCGATGGCAACACAGCAATTATAGGTGCTAATCGTGACGATGGCAATGGTGGCGATTCAGGTACTGTGTATATCTTCACTAGAAGTGGTACAACCTGGACAGAAGAGGCTGAAATTGTATCCGGTTTCACCTCCGCGGAAGCTGCTAATGACATGTTTGGCTATGATGTTAGTTTATCAAATGACGGTAACACCGCAGCAGTAAATGCTCTACGAGCTGGTACCCTCTCGAACCCGAGCCTCAACTTTGACTACGGTCAGGTTTTTATCTACACTCGATCTGGTACAACCTGGACTCAACAAGCCAGATTTCAGAGCAGTGACATTGCCGCTAACGATCAGTTTGGCGCCCAAATAGAACTATCAGGTGACGGCAATACATTAATTGCAGGAACCAGTTATGACGATGATGGCGCTACTGATTCAGGCTCTGCTTATGTCTTCACTAGAAGTGGTACAACCTGGTCTCAAGAAGCTAAACTCGAAGCAAGTGATCCCACAACCAATAAATACTTTAGTGAGTCAGTTGCTTTATCGGAAGATGGTGACACCGCTTTGATAGGCGCTTGGGGAGACGCAAGTTTAACTGGCGCTGCTTATGTCTTTACTAGATCTGGTACAACCTGGACTCAACAAGCCAAGATTTTTGCAAGTGATAAAGCCTCAGCCGACCATTATGGTTATTCGGTTGCTATAAGCTCCGACGGCAACACAGGAGTTATAGGTGCGAAGGGTGAAAATGGTAATAAAGGCGCTGTTTATCTCGTTACGAGATCTGGTACAACCTGGACAGAACAAGAAAAATTCGTAGCAAGTGACGCAGGTACGAATGATAAGTTCGGATCCTCGGTTAGTTTATCCGGTGATGGTACGGACGTATTTGTAGGAACTCCTAATTGGACTGACCCTGAAAAGTCTGGAACTTATAATGGCGTTGTGTATTACTTCGCTGGACCTAATCCTGTTTTAAGGCAAGATATATCCAGCAAGTCGATGTTTGTGATCAATAGTCCAGCAGCAAATTTTACTCCTAATTTTGTTAATGTTCCAACTACAGATGATAGAACTATCTCTGTTGCACTGATTATCAATCAAGGCGCAACGGGGTATCTACCAACTGCTGTTCAGATTGATGGTGCCGTACAGGCAATTCTATGGCAAGGTGCAGCGAATCCTACGGCGAATGCCAATAATACTGATATCGCTAGTTTTACTTTGATTAGATCTTCCGGTGCTTGGACTGTGCTTGGTACTGTAACCCAATTCGGTACGGTGTAAGGAGTAATATATGCCAAGATTTGGAGCAGTAGCAACACTATCTAATCGTGGGATTAGACGAAAAAGACGCCCTGTCTCTGGGTTCACTGGAGCAGCAAAAGTCTTCATTAGATCCTTCTCAGGCGATAAAAAATATATTGACATCACCAACGGGTCTGACAGTAATAGTGGAGATACTGAGGCTAATGCTTATCAGACATTAGGGTATGCGCAAGCGCAAACCAGTGGTATTGGTACTGCTGTAATGTATGTGATAAAGCCAGGTGTTTATAATCTTACACCAGTAGCGATAGGCCCACAAGTGCCGCCTATGAATTCTTCTGGACTCAGCGACGGTAATTTACCCAGAACTTTTTTCTGTGCAGCAGGACAAGTGATATTCCAGTGGACTGCTACTAGCGTCGAACGTGATGCGGGTATGACTAGTTTGCAAAATGCTAATAGTGCAGTGTACGGCGCAATTCTAAAAAGAAACAACAATGGAAAAACAAACAGTTATTCTGTGGGCATGTTTAATGGCACAACGGGGTATAGTCAAGGAGACTTTTATAATTGTGTTTTTGCAGAGACTAATGCAAATGGCAACTGGTCTTTGCAATATGACAATTCTTTGGTTAATACATCTATTTTAAACAACTGTAGTTTCTACACTACAGAAAATGGTACAAACGACCATAGTGGCACTACTGGCCTAGTTCTAAATAATAATGCATTTAGGTACGCTCCTGGCACCACTGGTGCAACACAAAATAGTACAGTAACAGCGCAGACTATGGATGCTACTACTTATAAATTGACTGCTAACAATACTACTCATGGCGTACATTCAGGTACATATGCCTGGGGTGCTATGTGGATCACATTTGCAGTAACAGGTACTGTAACTATTACGGGCACACCTTACATTGGTTACGAGTTATCTGCTTCTAGCTCCTTATATTCACCGGGCGGTTTACATGTCCGTTATCAGTGGAATAGAGATGGGGTAGCTATTTCAGGTGCCACATCTAGTACATACACACTAGTAGCAGCAGATGATGGTGCTGTTATTACAAACTCTGTCCTCCATACAAATGGCAGGTGGACGCGGGACAGTTTTGTGACTGCAGGTACGTCTGCTATTACCGAAGAACCTCAGACGATCACGGCTTCATACCTAGTAGTTGCTGGCGGCGGATCTGGCGGTTGGCAAGGCGGCGGTGGCGGTGCTGGTGGATTCCGGACCGGTTCTGTGACGGCAGCTGCGGGAACAGTATACAGCATTGTTGTTGGTGCAGGTGCCGCGTCGAGTACGAGCGGTAATAAAGTCCCAACGGTACTTGGAAGTAGTAGTAGTGGGTTTGGTACATCAGCGTCAGGTGGCGGTGGCGGCGGCTCTTTCGTTTCTGCTACCCATCCATGGAGAAATGGCGCCAGCGGCGGTTCAGGCGGGGGGGCGTGTGGGCAGGCGTCTAATGCATCCGGCGGATCAGGGGGAACGGGGCAAGGAAATGCTGGCGGTTCAGTTATTAGCTGGACACAGTCCCGAAGATTGAGTCGAGGCGGTGGTGGTGCAGGAGCAGCAGCGGCGTCGGGCTCAGCATACACGGGCATCAACGGTGGCGCAGGTAAATACTCATCAATTACAGGCACTAACACTGCTTATGCAGGCGGAGGGGGTGGAAATGACGCTCAAACTTTCAACACATACGGTGGCGGAGTAGGTGGCGGTGGCACAGGTGGTGGAAATACCAACGGCGTTGCGGGAGGAGTAAACCTTGGCGGAGGAGGAGGTGGCGGGAAAGAAACCAGTGGCGCAGGAGGTAGCGGAGTTGTTATTATTAGTTACGCAGACACTTCTCCCGCTGCAACTGTAACAGGAAACCCAACAGTCACTGTCGTAGGAGGTAACAGAATCTATAAGTTCACCTCCTCAGGAAGTATAACATGGTAATACAGGAGATATAAAATGACACATTTTGCACAAATTGATGAAAACAACATTGTACTTCAAGTTATTGTAGTAGAACAAGACGTTATTGATACGGGCTTGTTTGGTGATCCAGCAACTTGGATTCAAACCAGTTATAACACATATGGCGGTGTTCACAGTCAAGGCGGTACCCCTTTGCGTAAAAACTACGCTGGGATTGGAGATACTTATGATTCGGATAGAGATGCATTTATTGCTCCCAAGCCCTTCCCAAGCTGGATACTAGACGAGGACACTTGTCAGTGGAACTCTCCAGTTACTGAGCCTACTGACGGGGAGATGTACTCCTGGAATGAAGAAACACAAGCCTGGGACTTAATTCCTGAATGACATAGCAAAGAAAATGGGGCTGATGATGATGCAGGTTCTGTTTATGATGTCGTATAAATATGCATATACACCAACCCAATAGCAGGAGAGACTGATGGCACTTGCCTCAAGACAAGATTTAATTGACTACTGTTTGCGTAGGCTAGGCTTCCCTGTCATTGAAATTAATGTTGATGACGATCAAATCAGTGACCGCATTGATGATGCTATTCAATTTTGGCAAGAGTATCATTTCGATGGAACAGAAAGAGCCTACATTAAAAGACAACTAACTGGCTCTACTATAAATCTTAGCGCAAACTTAGCAAACAACTTTACTGTCGGTGAAACTATCACTGGCGGCACATCCGGTGCAAAGGCTAAGGTGGTGAGTACAGATGGGGGTGCTATCATAATTGATAACATTAAAGGCACCTTTGTGGTGTCTGAAACTTTAGCCGGAGATCAGTCAGGGTATAGTGCGAGCACATCTTCAACAAACGCTTATGTCAAAGGTGATTTAGAAAACGGATATATCCCTATAGGTGACAACATTCTTGGTATTACTAGAATGTTTAAGTTTGGCAATGTAACTGGCGGCAAGTCTGATGGGCTGTTTGATGTTGATTATCAATTTGCATTGAATGACATGTACAACCTACTAAGCGCAGACGTAACATATTACTCTATGGTTAAGACTCATATGTCTACACTAGAAAGTATTTTTGTTAGTGAACGGCAAATCCGATTCAATCGAAAAACCAATAGACTTTACGTTGATACCGACTTTGATAAGACATTCAACGTTGGCGACTATATAATCGCTGAGGGTATGGCTATGATTCAGGGATCGGAGTACACTGAAGTATATGATGATATGTTTTTGAAAAAATATGCAACTTCACTTATCAAAAGACAGTGGGGAGAGAACATGAAAAAGTTTGGCGGTATTCAATTACCGGGTGGTGTTACACTCAACGGAGATCAAATATTTCAAGAAGCGGTTACAGAAATTCAGCAGACTGAAGAGGAAATGCAATCTAAGTACGAACTCCCCCCTGCATTTATGGTAGGTTAACGTGCCAACTAACTTCTATTTTCAAAGTGGAGACACATCAGGCACTACAAGCGAACAATTGCTTATTGAAGGTCTTGTCATTGAGTCCTTGAAGATTTACGGACACGATGTCTATTACTTGCCTAGAACTTTTGTAAACAGAGATACAATCTTTGATGAAGATTCACTTTCTCAATTTACACAAGCATATCCATTAGAAATGTATATGGAAAACGTTGCTGGCTACGAAGGCGATGGTGAGTTATTCAGTCGCTTTGGTTTAGAGACTCGCGATCAAGCAACTTTTATTCTTGCAAGACGCAGATGGGATGAATTGGTTATCAGTACTGGAGGTACATTTGTACAAGATGGTACTCGACCAATGGAAGGTGATCTGCTTTACTTTGGAAAAACTCGTTCACTGTTTGAAATTAAGTTTGTAGAGTTTCAAAATCCTTTCTATCAGTTAGGTAAAATTTACACTTTCAGAATTACTGCTGAATTGTTTGAATATAGTTCAGAGGAGATTGATACAGGCATCGGAATCATCGATCAAATTGAAGATGATAATTCGCTGGATCAACGGTTGTTTGAATTGCAGACAGAAGCAGGTGATAGACTTTTACTTGAATCTGGTGGTTCTATAATCAAGGAAGACTTCTCAGTCAAACCAGGTGTTGCGGGCGATAATCAAGATTTCACCAATGAAGAAACTGCTGGCGACATCTTAGACTTCTCAGAATTAAATCCATTTGGTGAATTAGATGTTTAAAGGCAAGCAGTTTTACCATGAGCATATACGCAAAGCTATCATTGCTTTTGGTACAATCTTCAATGGCATCAATATTGAAAGAAAGAATCTTTCAGATGTCGCAGTACAAAATCTGAGAGTGCCGTTAGCGTACTCAACAAAACAAAAATTCTTGACTCGTATTGAACAAACCCCATCAGTTGAATCAAGAGGTGATGTTGCAATCATCTTACCTAGAATGGGATTTGAAATTCTAGGGCTGCAATACGACCCTGCTCGAAAAATATCACAGATACAAAAACATCGAAAGACTATAAGCTCTGATGCATTGAACGTTACAAGTCAATTTGTATCAACTCCATATGATATGAATCTTGCATTGTATATCTTTACTAAGAATCAAGAGGACGGATTGCAAATACTAGAGCAAATTTTACCGTACTTCAATCCTGATTTCAATATCACATTGAATGATTTACCGGAAATGTCGATCAAACGAGATATAAAGATTGTTTTAGATGGCATTTCGTATGAAGATAGTACTGCTGGTGCATTTGCAGATCGGCAGAGTATAATTTGGACTCTGAATTTTAACATGAAATTGAATTTTTACGGCTATGTGTCAAATCAAAATGTTATACGAGAGGCGATCTCTACAATATATCAGAACCCAGAATTTCAGGGTGCATTCGTCAGACAGACATATAGTATAGAAGATGCAAGAGCAACCGCTA